AACATATTGCCTGCAGATATTGGCAGTTCGACAAACTGGTTATTGAAGTTTACCTATAGCGGCGGCCAATACAATATTGATTACAAGGTAGTTGATTATGTATTTGGCAGTGTTAACAGCACCAAGTTCTATTTTGATCCAAATGCAAGGGTTTATGATTCAACTACTGGCGTAAACATTACAGACAGTATCAAGGTATTAAAGATCAATACTATGCCAAACTCATCTAACCCAATTGGACAGGATGTATTATGGCAAGTATATAACACATTAACAGCAGCCGATGGATACGTGGATGACACACAACTATTGGTAAGATGTCCTAGCACTCAGGTAGCCGGAGTACCGGACAATCCCGATTTATATTCTACGGTGGCTGGCACAGAATTAACACGAGGTGAATTGTATTTCCAATACAAGCACAATGTCCCATCACGAAACAGAATTGACCCAACACCGGTAAACATCATTGATGCTTATGTGTTGACCAATGCGTATGCATCAAGTTACCTAACTTGGTTGCGCGATTTAACTGGTAAACTAATTCAACCTGATCCTCCTCCGATCAGCAGTTTAGAAATTGACTTTGCGGATTTAAACAACTACAAAGCAGTAAGTGATTCTATTGTTTGGAATCCTGCCAAGTTTAAACCTTTGTTTGGTAATAACGAAAAAGTAGATCCTAATTTGAGAGCAGTGTTTCAAGTTGTTAAAAATCCAACCGTTGGGTTAACTGACAATGAAATTAAGACTCAAGTTGTTGCAGCAATTAATACCTACTTTGATATTAACAACTGGGACTTTGGTGAAACATTTTATTTTAGTGAACTAGCAGCATATTTGCATGCCACATTGGCTCCGAATATCTCTAGTGTTGTTATAGTTCCGACTAATAACAATCTTGTCTTTGGTAACTTCTTCCAAATCAATTCAGAACCTTGGGAAATTATTACCAGTGCAGCAACAGTTAACGATGTCGTTATTGTTTCTGCGGTAACAGCAGCATATTTAAATCTTGGTAACAATCTAGTAGGAACATTTTAATGGCGTTAAACAACACAATTAACTTTTTGCCAGGTGCATTTAGAACATCAACTAACCAACGATTCTTAGGCGCAACGTTAGATCAGCTTTATACTCAAGCAGTTAACGTGCCTATCAATGGTTATATTGGTCGTACTTTTGCACCTACGTATAAGTTACAGGACAATTATGTTCCGGAGTTAGATACTGCTAGAAAGCACTATCAACTTGAGCCATCTATTACCATTAAAGATGATAACAATAATGTAACGTTTTCGTCTGGTTATCTTGATTTGTTGAAAAGCATTGCCAACAGTAATGGCATAACAAATAACCATCAACGATTGTTCTCTGCCGAGGCATATTCATTTAACGGACACTTTGATTTTGATAAGTTTGTTAGATACTACGATTATTATTGGTTACCGTCTGGTCCGGATGCAGTTAATGTATTTGCTGGATCGGTGCCATTGCAAAATACATTTACTGTAACAAAGAATACTGACATCGGTGGATATGTATTCAGCGGAGTTGGCACACATCCTAACTTGCAATTAACTCTGGCTCGTGGCGGTACATATAAATTTGTAGTTGACCAACCTGGTTCAAAGTTCTGGATTCAAACTCAGTCCGGCGTGTCGGGCACAGATTCAAATGTGTCTACTGTTTCTACTAGACAGATATTTGGTGTGTCTAACAACGGCGATGATGTTGGTGAAGTTATTTTCCATGTACCTAGTGCAAACGCACAGGACTTTTATATTCAAATGCCTATCAAGGCAAGCCCTGCGGCAGCAGTATCATTCCATTATACTGATATCCAGGGTCAGTTGTTAAGTGATTTCTTAGCAGCACATCCAGATGGGCTAGATGGATTAGACACACAGTTTAACAACAAGACTTTTGTCTTTGTTACAAGCGATGTTGATCCAGCATTCTGGACAGTGGACAACGTTACAGTACCTGTTGAAGACCGTCGTTCAGTATGGCGTATTCAATTGAGTACCCTTAACGAAAACGATCCTGCTTGTAGAATCAACCTAATCAAGGAAGTTGCAGTATTACCACGTGAAAAGGTTTTTATCGGATCAGGTAAAACCTATGCAAGTAATCAGTTCTGGTTAGATAACAATTACAATTACACACTTGTTCCTATAATCACTGCAAACTCTGACTACTTATTTTACCAAGATGGAACAAATCCAGCATTTACTGGGCAAATTAAAATTGTCGATACTGCTGGTTCTACCATTGACGTTGATAAAGATATTACAGGTTCAGTAGGTTACACCAGCCCTAATGGCGTTAAGTTTACAAATGGTCTTAAGATCAAATTTGACTCATCTGTGGTTCCTGCTGCCTACGCAAACACTGAATTCTACGTTGAAGGCGTTGGTGTAGCTATTCGTTTAGTGCCTGTTAGCGAACTAGAAGTTGTTGAAGACTTTGGAGCATACATCACTACAACTCCAGACTATATCACTATCAATCGTGCCAGTGAAGATAGAAACCCTTGGAGCAGATACAACAGATGGTTCCATGTTGATGTTATTGATGCTACTGCGACCTATAACAATACCGCAGCAAACTATGGCCCCAACCTTCCTGCTCGTAGACCTATCATTGAATTTGATCGAGATCTTCAGTTGTTTAACACAGGTAAGCAAGCCAAGAAAAATATTGACTACATTACATTTGATGCAACTGATGCGTTCAATGAAGTTGAAGGGCAGGTATCTGCAACAGTAGATGGTGCAGTATTAAAAACAGGTGACCGTGTAGTATTTGCAAAAGATTACGACACCAACACGTTGAACAAAGTATATGAAGTTGTTATTGAAAATATCAATAGCAATAATTATGTTACTCTTGTTGAAACAAGTGACGACCCTATATTTGCTGGACAACAGGTTCTAGTATGTGGCGGAGATGTCAACAAGGCCAAGACGTTTAGATTCACTGGATCTGAATGGATCGAGTGCCAAGCCAAGACTGGTGTAAACCAAGCTCCTCTGTATGACTTAATTGACAGTAATGACTACAGCTTTAGCGATACAACCGTTTACCCTGGCAGCACATTTGCCGGCACAAAGTTCTTTGGATACACAGTTGGCACAGGATCAAATGATCCGGTACTGGGCTTCCCGTTAAAGTATCAGACTTTTAACAACGTAGGTGACATTAGTTTTACTAACTATTATGATTCGGACACATTTACATATACACTAGATCAAACAACTTATACAGTTAATGCAAACTCCGGTTATATTTTGGAAAACGACGGTCTAGCGGTCATTGACAAATATAACAACTGGACAGCTATCAGTGGTGAAACTAAACAATATCAAGTGTTTACAAAATTCTTTGATGGTTATGTCATCACCGACAACGGCGTTGAAAAAGCGTTTGTTCAAGTTGATATATTACCTGCGGCACAAACAACGGTACCACATACAAAAGTTTATTTAAACAATGCATTGTTAACTCCCAAGACTGACTACAACTTTATTAAAGTTGGTATCTATGATGTTATTGTTTTAGAAACTCTACCCGCAGTTGGAGACAAGATTGATGTATTGATCTTTAGTGATCAGGCCAGTGCAGAAAGCTTCTACGAAATTCCACGTAACCTTGAATACAATCCACTGAATGGAAACTTTAGTTCAGTTACGCTTGGCCAAATTCGTAGTCACTACGACAAGCTATTAGAAAATACCAGTGTAGTATCTAGCGGTACTATTCCGGTGCAAGACTTGTATGTAAGAGATCATACTGGTACGTTAATGCAACACAGCTCACCATTGATATATGCTGTTGGGTTTATGAATAATCCTGACATTAACTTTATCAACGGTCTATCGTTGGCCAAGAAAGAATACACCAAGTTTAAGAACAAGTTTCTGGGACTATGCAGCAGCTTAACTAACTTGAACTACAAAGATCCGGTGTCGGGTGTTGACACGATTCTTCAAACTATTAATGCAGTCAAGAACAGCAGTTTCCCTTGGTACTATAGTGATATGGTACCGCAGGGCGGAAACTTTACATCTGTAACATATGATGTACTAAACGTTAGACAAACTACATACGAAATCAGCTCTATTTTCAACAACCATGAGTTGAGTAATAGATCAATATTGATTTATCTAAATGGAGTTCAATTAATTGAAGGCACTGATTATGTATTCAGCACCATTAGTCCATCTGTTACTTTTAACGTTACATTTAACTTTGGCGATGTAATTTACATTCGTGACTACTTTAACACAGACGGCAACTATGTGCCAGAAACTCCTACTAAACTTGGATTGTATCCAAAGTTCAAGCCAGAGATTTTTGTTGATAATACATACCAAACACCTATTAGCGTAATACGTGGACACGATGGTAGTATTACCCCTGCCTTTGGCGATTTTAGAGATCAGTACATTCTAGAATTAGAAAAGCGTATCTATAACAACATCAAAGTAGACTATGCAAACAACTTTATTGACTTGTACGATGTAATCCCTGGTCGATTTAGAAAAACTGATTACTCAGATCTTGAGTTTGAAACTATTCTTAGTCAGTCATTCTCTGAATGGACTGGGCAAAATAATTTAGATTATACTTCTAACACAGTATATGATCCAAACAACTCATGGACATGGAATTACGCCAAGTTTACGGATGTAGTTGATGGGTCATATTTGCAAGGTTCGTGGCGTGCAATATATGAATATTGGTATGACACCGATACTCCGAATATTACACCATGGGCCATGTTGGGCATTAGCTCTAAGCCAAGTTGGTGGGATGGTCGTTACGGCGCAGGTCCGTATACCAGCGGCAACGCTGTATTATGGGAAGATTTAGAAAGTGGATACATCTGGAACGATGGTGCACCTTATTACGATACTAGATTTGCTCGTCCGGGACTAACATCGTTTATCCCAGTTGACAACGCTGGTAACTTGATATCACCTACTGATGTCTCGTTGGTTAAGTCAGCTAACCCACAACAAGCCGGAAAGCCATGGAGCCCCGGTGAACATGGTCCAGTTGAAATTGCATGGCGCCGCAGCGGCGACTATCCATATGCTATCCAATTGGCCATTGCATTGTCTAAGCCTGCCAAATATTTTGGTACACAGCTAGACATACATAAATTCTTTAAGAATCCGCAGACTGGTCATTTCTCAACAATTGATAATAAGAAACTCAGCCCCGATACCATTGTGGTCAACGGCGATAGTAGTTCAGTGCCTGGAACAGTTTTACGTTCAAGTGGATATATAAACTGGATTGTTGATAGTCTTACCAATCAAGGCGTTGCTGCGGTTGATAAAGTTAACACATTCTTAAAAAACATGTCAGTACAATTGACATGTAAAGTTGGCGGTTTTACTGATAAGAATTTAATTACTGTATACGCAGAACAAACTACACCAGGATCAACCAATGCCAGTGTTGTTGTTCCTGATGCTAATTATACTCTATACTTAGATTCATCTGTACCTGTTAACACAGTTACATACAGTGCAGTTATTGTTGAAAAGACATTGTCGGGATATTCAGTAACCGGTTACGATACTTCTAAGCCGTTCTTTACAATATACCCAAGCGTTATTGATGCTAATTTCCAAACTGCCACTATTAATTCTGCATCTGCTAAGATTTACAGTTCTGCATCCGCGGACCCAGTGTTAATTCCTTATGGTACTGAGTTCACTAGTATCCAACAGGTAGCAGACTTCTTAATAAGCTACGAGCGTTTCTTAACCAAGCAAGGGTTTGTGTTTACACAATTTGACACAGACTTGCAAACAGAAAGAAATTGGACATTAAGTGTTAACGAATTACTATACTGGAGCCAACAAGGTTGGAGCGCAAATAGTATCATCGTATTAAACCCTATTTCAAGTAAATTGAACTTGTCTACACAGGGCAGCATTGTTGGTGAAATCAGTAATCTAACAAATGGCAGCAAAATATTAGATCAGAACTTCTTGCCTATCAAGACCAGCAACTTCAACATCATTAGAACTGATGAGCCAGTTGTGGGAAATAATTTCTATATCTCAACACTAGACGGAACAGGTATCTGTTTCGCTAGATTTGATTTAATCCAGTTTGAACACGTATTGGTATTTGACAACATTAGTGAATTTGGAGACATCTTCTATATTCCGACTTTGGGTACAAGACAAAATCGTTTGAAACTAAATGGCGTTAAGACTGGTATCTGGACCGGCGCATTAAGCGCACCTGGATATATGTACAATGATCCTAACATTCCAGAATGGACACAAGGTAAGGATTATAAGATTGGTGATTTAGTAACCTACAACAGTTATTATTACACTGCCACAAAGGATATGCCTGCTTTATTAAAGTTTGATCCAACACTATGGACCAAGATTAACAAGTCTGATATCAAGACTGGCTTGTTACCTAGCCTTGGACACAACGCCCAGAAGTTTGAAAACATCTACGATATTGACAAACCGCCTGTTGACGAAACATTACAAAACTTTAGTGCAGGTTTAATTGGCTTTAGACCGAGACCGTATCTAACTGATCTCGGTATCAGTATTCCAACTCAGACCAAGTTATATCAAGGATATATTAAAGAAAAGGGCAGCTTGAATTCAATCACCGCATTGACCAAAGCCAACTTTAACAACGTTACTGGTAATATCAATATACATGAAGAGTGGGCATTTAGAGTTGGTTTATATGGCGGCGTAAACAGCAATACATTTACTGAATTTGTATTGGACCAAAGCACCTTTAATTCTAATCCAGTTGCATTTACTTTCACTGACAACGAATACAGCACAGGTAACATTATTGTTAACCTTTCAACTGCGTCTAATGTATATAACGCAAGCAACGTATCTAATGTCAGTACCAACATCTATGGTAACAGAGCGAATCATGCATACATGACTGATTTGCCTAGCGTTGGATATATGAACGCAGAAGATGTTGACTATTCAGTATTTGATATCAACAAGTTTACTGATCCTTTGACTAAACTAGGCTCCGGTGACAAAGTATGGGTTGCCAAGGACGGCACCGGTCAGTGGGATATTTTACGAGTTAACGAAACTGACATTAATGCAGTTGCAGTAACTTACACACTAGACACATTTGCTCAGTTGCAGTTCAATGACCACCATCCGTTTGTTGAAAACGATGCACTGGTTCTAAAATACTTT